TGTTCCTAAAAAATCTAATGGATTTATATTATTTATATTATTATTATTACTTGGGTCATTATTACTCATATTATATAATAAATAAATATTATTATTAATAAATCATTTGAACCAATAGTAACCGAGTTGATTCATTTTTTCTTTCAATACAATTTTAAATGTTTTTATACCTAATTTTATTTTAAATAATTCGTGTAATGAAATTTTACGTGTAGCTATATTTAATTGAACTTTCTTTCTGACAATGTTAATAAAATGTCTTAACCAAAAGCTTACATCAATTAGATCAATATTTACTTCACACATATAAATAGCCATACCACGACAAGAAAATATGAATAATTTGCCTAAACGTGTTGTTGGATTATAACCCCATTTTGATTGATATATAGCAACATACATAAATAACAAATATAAATAAAATAATTAATGATTGAAGCGTTAAAACTTATTAAAATTTGTATATTTTCATATTATGGATACATTTTTTTCGATATTCTTATTTTTAATTGTTCTTTTTATTTATATTCATATTTGTCATCAATTACATACAAATAGTGACCTTGATGTATATGAAGTAGTAAATATACCAAAAGATGAACTAGATGAATTATGTAAGTCAAAACAGCCTATTTTAATAAACAATGATTATGACCCTTTAAAATCAAGTATATTAAATGATTTTGAAAAAATAAATATACTCAAAATAAAAAAAAGTATAGAAAATAGCAACGAATATATTCCTTTTGAAGAGTTACGAAAAAAGGATGCTTTATCTTTATTTAATAAAAATTCAACAAATTCTATAAATAATCATTTATACACATCCAATAATAATGAAGAATCAAATGAAGCATTTAAAAATTCATTAATAAAAAAAAATAGTTATTTTGCTCCATCATTATTATCTTATCATAAAAGTGATATTTTAACAGGTTCAAAAGATTCATATACTCCATTAGTTTATCAAATTTATAATAGAAATTTTTTATATGTTTTTGGTAGTGATTCAGCAGAAATAACATTAATACCACCAAATGAAATGAATAATTTACAAATCATTAAAGATTATGAAATTTTAGAATTTCGTTCTAAAATAAATCCTTGGGAAGATAATGATAATGATTATAAAAAAATAATAATAACTCTAAAACAAGGTCACTATTTATTTATACCACCTTTTTGGAATTATAGTATTAAATTTGGAAATAATACAAAAATTCATTCATTTCATTATAATACATATATAAGTTCATTAAGCATATTGAATCATACAATTCTTCATTATCTTCAAATACAAAATACAATTGAAAAATATGATTCAAATAATCCTATTGTTTTTAATAAGAAAATACAAAAAAGCTTTGAAAAAACAAAAGAAAATAATACAAAAGCAGGTGATAATAAAAAGAAAATAAAAATAAAGAAAAATGTTTCTTTTAATAACAATGAAGAAACAAATGAAGAAACAAATGAAGAAACAAATGAAGAAACAAATGAAGAAACAAATGAAGAAACAAATCGAGACAACATAAAAGATAATAACGAAGAAAATATTGAAATATAATTTGTACGGTTGTACGTAGAATATAATATTAAGAAACCATTTATTTTTTTTATAATAATTGGTGAGTTAAATGCATATTATAATTTTAGATTTATTTTGGAGAGATGCCTAGAACACTAGAACTTTATTTTCATTAAAATTAAAAAATAAAAAAATAATTATTAAAATGTCATATAAATGTATTACAATGCCCTGTACTTATTGCCATAAAAATGGACATAATAAAAAAACGTGTCCTGAATATATAAAAACAATATCAAACTCTGATGAATGTCCATCTTGTTTAAATAGTTTTTCAAAAAGCCCTTTTGTAATGTTAAATTGTGGTCATTATACTTGTCTTGACTGTGTATTAAAATTAGGTTCATCAACACCAAATTACTGTACGGAGTGTAATAATTATAAAAATATGATTGTATCACCAAAACATAAAAATTCAATAGATTCAAATGAGTCAAATGAGTCAAATGAGTCAAATGAGTCAAAAACCTTTTTCTCAGAAAATAATTCAAGTATTGTGAGTGATACATCTTCTTCATATGATGAAATAATTGAACCACCAAGTCCTTGCTCAAAAACAGATTTAATTGTTGTTAATAAACGTGGTGTTTTTTATTGTAAGAAAACAAATACATATATTTATAATAAAGTAAAATTTAATACATTAAGAGCAGCAATGAATTGTAGAAAAGCGCATATATTATTGTGTAAAGAAACTGTATCAATAGGTAATGGAATTTATTTATATGATAATGTGAGTTTTAATAGTTTAGAAACATTACGTAAAAAACAATCAGATGATATAAATAACCATTCATCAAGTTTACCTGATTTACTAAAATATAATAATGAAACCATTTAAGAATATATATTATTTAACATTAATTATGTCCGAAGAAATAAATAATATTTATGAAAATGATGTAAAAATAATAAATGAAATAAAACGTTTATGTGATGGTAATGTTATAAAATACGAAAAAATGTTAAATAAGGCATTTAATATAACAACGACATTTATAGGTAATCCAATTTATGTGAATGAACCCGTAGAATTTATTTATGAAAACCCACAATTGTCTAATATAACATTTAATCTATTTACAGATCCAAATACAAATTTATATTTATACTCTCCAGGAACATATTTATTATTATTTCCAGATTATGGCATTCGTTTATCAGTAAATAGAGATTTTATGAATTATTTACTATATTTTGAACCTATAATTAATAATAAATTTAAGGAAAAATTTCAATACCTTACTATTAAAATGGATGAAAAAGACGATGTTTATATAGACGGTCCATCTATTTATGTATGTCGAGCACCGATTGAAAGTATACTTTATGTTGAAGATAATAACGAAAAAACCAGTTGTTCTATTTATGACTTTATGATTAATGCTATTCAAAAATAAAATTGATATTTATAATTTCTTTTTTTATTAAAGAAAAGATATTATAAACAATATTAAAATATAATTATGAGATATAAAATATGTATTGAAGACCGTAATTCCGAAAACTGGACATTATACAATGAAAATTCCATCAATGAAACTGTACGAATAAACGATGATTTTAATCCGGTTTATTATAAATTATTCAATAATGATGTATTTGAATTTAAAGAGAATAAATTAAATTTAATTCATTCTTCAATACGTAATCTTGATAATATAGCAGGTGTAATTATTTTAAATAATAATAAATCGTATGGTAAACATAATAAAAATCCTAATAAATTTTATTATAAATGTATTCCAGATGATAAACAATTACCTGCTTTTATTGTTCCATATGAAAATAAAAATATATCATTTTCAAAAGTAATAAAGGATAGATACGTTACCATAAAATTTGATAAATGGACTGATAAACATCCACAAGGTTATATTATTCAAAATATCGGACCCATTGATATTAATGAAAACTATTATGAATATTTGTTATATTGTAAATGTTTAAATTGTTCTATTCAAAAATTTATAAAAGAAGCGAATAAATTAAAAAATATTGAATTTAAAAAATTTATAGATGATATATTAATAAATAATAATAACATTCAAGATAGAAGGAATGAACATATTATAAGTATTGACCCACATAATGCTGTTGATTTTGATGACGCATTTAATATAAAACATTATGAGAATTATGATATTATAAGTGTTTATATATCAAATGTAGCTTTTATATTAGATAAATTCAACCTATGGGATTCATTTTCAAAAAGAGTATCTACTATATATTTACCAGATAGGAAAAGACCTATGTTACCAACTATATTAAGTGATGGTATCTGTTCTTTACACGAAGGTAAAGAAAGAATAGCATTGTGTATGGACTTAAAAATAGAAAACAATGTTATTACTGACATACGTTATATTAACACAGTTATACGTGTCTATAAAAATTATAGTTATAATTCCCCATTATTAAAAAAAGATTCTGTATATGAAAACACATTTAAATTATGTAAAAATATATGTAAAAATATTAATATAACAAATAAAGTTGTAAATAATATATCTAATGATAAAGATTTAATAACATTCTTAATGTTAATTATGAATTATCAATCAGCAATCAATATGAGTGGATTTAATAATGGTATTTATAGAGCAACGCAATTTAATAATAAAGCGGTTATACCTGAATATTTACCTGAAGATGTATATAAATATTTACATAATTGGAATAATTATTCAGGTGTTTACATCCATAAAATAAAAGCAGAACACAAATTATTACAATTGGGTTCTTATATACACATTACATCACCTATAAGAAGATTAGTTGATTTGTTAAATTTAATAGCATTTCAAAAAAATAATTGTATTAGTTCATTATCAGTTAATTCACAGAAATTTTATGATAATTGGACAACAAATGAAAATATGGAGTATATAAATAAATCAACGAGAGCAATAAGAAAAATACAATATGATAGTAATCTATTAGAATTATTTATAAAAAAACCGGAGTTATCTTCTTCAACATTTCAAGGTTATGTATTTGATAAAGCTTACAGAAATGATGGATTATTTCAATATATGGTATATTTACCTGAATTAAAATTAACTTCAAGAATTACAACACATTATGAATTATCTAATTTTGAATTTTCATTATTTCGTATATTCATATTTCAAGAAGAAGCCTATATGAGAAAAAAAATTAGATTACAAATAATAAATAATAATAACATTGATAATATTAATACATTACAAGATAAAAGTATTGAATTAACTACATTTAAAATTAATATTCCTACAAGAAAGGATAGTGATAGTAGTATTAGTATCGAAGATATAGCAAGATACTAATTTTATAAAATATAATTTTTACGCTGACATATTCATTTTTATTTTATCGTGACATTCATATCCAACTATTTGAAAATCATCAAATATATAATCTTCAATTTTTTCACGTTTTGTTTTTATTGTTAATTTTGGAAAAGGATAAGGTTCTCTTTTTACCTGTTCTTTTAAAGGTTCTATATGTTCATTATAAATATGAGCATTACCTATAAAATGAATAAATTCTTTTGCTTTTAAATTACAATGAAATGCTAATAAATGAGTTAAAAATGAATATGATGCTATATTAAATGGAACACCTAATCCGATATCACCACTCCTCTGATATAATATACACGATAATTCATCTTTTTTATTTACATGAAACTGCATAAGTATATGACAAGGCGGTAAAGCCATTTCATCTAATTGACAAGGATTCCAAGCACTCAATATAATTCTTCGTGAATACTTTTCAACTGGATCAAGCAAACATTTTATTACATATTCAAGCTGATCAACACCTTTACCATTATAATCTGTTTCACAATCATTATATTCAGCATTAAAAAATCTCCACTGATGACCATATACTGGTCCCAAATCATCTTCACGATACGTTAAACCTCGCTTTTCAAGAAAATCTTTACTACCATTAGCATCCCATATATGAACTTTCTGTTCTTTCAATATCTTATTATCTGTATTACCAGAAATAAACCATAATAACTCTTTTAAACACGATTTCCATGCAAGCTTTTTTGTTGTTAATAATGGCAATGTAAAATTATTCAAATTAAAACGCATCTGATACCCAAATAATGATAACGTATTACCATTTCTACCTGTTTCTTCATTACCATTATTTATAGTATTATTAATAAGGTTTAAATAATCATATTCATCATGACGACTATTCATATATGTCATATAAATATTATTAAAATACTATTTTTATATACATATTTTAATAATTAAAATTTATTCGTAGTGTTCTTAAAAAATAAAAAAAATATTATTATTATTATTATTATTATTATTATTATTATTATTATTATTATTATTATTATTATTATTATTATTATTATTATTTAATTATTT